TTCAGACTCAGATCGAGCAGGACATCATGGCCCTTACAGGGTCAATGCCAGCACAAACAGGCCCTGGTGGTTCCTCTGCACCAGGCGCTCCAAGCGCAGAAGCACCTGCGGCCCCAACAGAGCCAGTATTACTAGATGATGCAACTATCGCCGCCCAAATGGGTGATGAGAAGGTACGCACTCGGCTAGTAACGGAAGCCTACGGTACTCAATTGCCACAGCGCAGAGTCCCAGACGGTTACCAAAAATAAAGTGATTTATACAGACAATTAAGACATCTATTGTCAAAATAAATACTGTAATACCACGTTAGGTCATTTGTGCCCCCACATCGTAAAACGACCCCTAGGATAAAAGGATAAACGCATGTCAGAAACTGCAGATCTAATGGCTAATGCTTTTGAAGCAGAAGCTAATACAGCTCCAGTAGTAAATGTGTCGGGCGTTGACGCGCCTACTGTTACCTCTGGAAAGAATGAACCAACTCAGAAGTTTTATACCGAAGAGGATCTTGCAAAGGTTCGTTCACAGGAGAAAGAGAAGCTTTACCCAGAGATCGATCGATTGAAGGAAGAAGTTTCACTCCTTAAGAAAGAGCGCGAAGAAAAAGCAGCTCGCAAAGCAGCAGAGGCGGAAGCCAAAGCAGCTGAAGAGAAGGCAAAGCTTGAAAATGACTTGGACGCCAAGGACTTTGCAAAAGCTACAGCCGATGAACTGCGAGAGCAGTTGGCACGTGAGCGTCAAGAACGCGAAGCGGCCTTCGCTCTTCTGGAGCAGGAAAGAAAGTTTGCAGAACTGCAGGCTTACCGTCAACAAGCTGTTGAACAAAACCGCGAAAATATCATCCCACAGCTCATTGATTACGTTCAGGGTAATACCCCAGATGAGATCAACGAGAGCATTACAGGTTTGGTTGAGCGATCTAACAGTATTCTAGAATCTGCACAGTCTGCTATCCAGCAGCAACGCAGAGATATGCCGGGAGTGAGGGCAACCTTGCCAGGCGTTGGACCCTTGGAAACTAATTCGGAACCACGTCAGTTCACTGCCGCAGATATTGCGTCAATGCCGATGAATGAATACGCAAAAGTCCGCACTCAGATCTTGAGCAACCGTGCTCTTGGTAAGACCAGCGGAATATTGGGCTAACACTTAATCTATTAAAAACTACTATCAAGGAGTTAAAGCCAAATGGCATCAGGTATCACAGGTACAGGCAATCTAGCCGCAGCACCTACAGCGTACTCAGGTACCAACACCCAGTTAACTCAGGCGATTCAGACTATCTGGTCCAAGGAAATCTTGTTCCAGGCTATGCCTATCCTTCGCTTTGAGCAGTTTGCAGTCAAGAAGACTGAACTCGGTGTTGCACCTGGTCTACAGATCAATTTCATGCGTTACAACAACCTCGGATTCGCTTCACCTCTTGTTGAAGGTGTCCGTATGCAGACTAACGCTCTCACAGCACAGCAGTTCTCAATCACTGTAACAGAGCATGGTTATGCTCTTGCAGTATCTGAGCTTTTGCTCAATGCTTCATTTGATGACGTAATGGCCTCAGCCTCACGTCTTCTCGGTCGTAACATGGCTATCTACCTAGATCAGCTCTCACGCGACACACTCTATGCAGCATCTTCAGTCCTTTACGGCGAAGATCGCTCAGCAGTCTCATCAGCTGTTAACAACTGGTACGGTTACGGAACTTTTGCTGCAAATCGCGCAGCAATGACAGGTGCTGCTTACCTCACACCACACGTTATCAAGGACACAGTTGAGACCTTGGCAACAAAGAACATCCCACGGTTGGGCGAGACTTATGTCTGCTTCGTTCACCCACACCAGAGCCGTACCCTTCGTGACAACCCTGAATTCATCGAGGTCACAAAGTACGCAGCTCCAGGTAACTTCATGCTCGGTGAAATCGGTCGTCTCTACGACGTAGTATTCATCGAAACCACCCAGGTCCTCAAGGTTGTTGGTGGCGCAGGTTCTTCATACACAACTGATACAGCTGTTGCTAACCCAGTTGTCACACCTGGCGGAGGCTACACAACCCCTGCTACCCTCACAGGTAACGGTGGATCAGATCGTTATGCAGCTATCATGATCGGTGATAACGCATTCGGTCACGCTATCTCACTCCCAGTCGAACTCCGCGATGGCGGTATTCTTGACTTCGGTCGTGAGCACGCACTTGCTTGGTACTCAATCTTCGGACTTGGCCTTATCACAGACCAATCTGTAATCATTGCAGAAACCAACTAATACAACTAAATAGCTTAAAGGGCGGGCTCGCAAGGGCCCGCCTTATTTAAACGAGATACTAAATTGGAGGATTCATAGTGGCTACAAAGAAGCCCACAGACACGACAGGCGTAATGCGCGACAAGATGCTTGCAGAAAGCATTGAAGCTCAGCAAGAAGCAGCTAACAAGATGTCCATGGCCACGGCTCAAGCCAAGGTTGATCTAGAGACAAATGTTATTGATGCAACAGTTCCTGAGCGCCAGACAGTAATTATTGATGCTCCCGTTACAGTAGGTAACGAGGATGACAGCACAGTAGAAATCCGTGTAGTCCAGGACATTGAAAATATGACCCTAGGCGCAGGAAACAACTACACCTTCAAGGCTGGTCAAAAGTACAAGGTTACTAAGCACGTAGCGCAGCACCTAAAAGAAAAAAACTATCTTGCAGGTGTTATTTAATAACGCAGCTGGACGATGTGGGCGGATCTCTTTTAGGGGTCCGCTTCTTCGTTTGTAGAGATTTTTAAGCAAATATCCGACATCATTAGGTAGGTAATGTTAGGAGTTCTTAGTGGCTTTATTGTCTGACATTCTCTCTAGAGTGCGCCTTGAGCTTGGCGATCTACAGCAGAATTTTACTTTTGCCGCTACCGGTGATGGCATTACTAAGACCTTTGATCTAGGTCAAAAGCCTGTTGAGCTAACTAATCTTTATATTACTGTTAATGGCTCTGCCATCCCTTACCCATCAGGTTACTCTTTAGAAGAGAACACGGGAATACTTACTTTTACTACAGCCCCAGCTGCAAACTCAACTATTGCTATTACAGGTCTAAAAGATCGTTACTTCCTAGACGCAGACCTCACCAAGTTTATTAATGACGCGGTAAATCAACATACATATAACCGCACAGATGCCTACGGCAGCGTAGTAACTCTCAACATGATTCCTCCAGTTGAGGAATACCCTCTGGCAGTATTAGCTTCCATTGAGGCGCTCTGGGCACTGGCTACAGACTCTGCCTTTGACATCAATATCACCGCACCTGATGGGGTTGTAATCCCTCGCGCCCAAAGATTTACACAACTCTCTGCAATGGTTCAACAGCGCTGGGATCAATACCGACTTCTATGCTCACAGCTCAATGTGGGTCTATGGCGCATTGAGATGGGCACCCTTATCCGTACCTCACGCACAACTAACAAATACGTCCCTATCTACATGGGTCAAGAGATTGACGATAGCCGTATTCCAGAGCGCGTGTATATCACAAACGACCTTACTGGACGCTCACCTCTACCAGAGACTGCCGGAATCTACGATCTTCAGATCTTTCAAGGCAACTCTTGGTCTCAAGACTTTACCTTCCCATTTGACGTCAGCAACCTTACTTGGGCAGCTCAAATCCGCACTTATCCAAACTCTCCATCACTTTACGCAAACTTTACAATCACTATTCTGGACGGTCCAAACGGAATTATCCAGCTATCTTTAGACCCATCTAGCACTCAATATCTTCCTGTGCGCGGGTTCTGGGATCTTCTTGCAACTAACCCGTCTAACCCTGATTTTGCTCAAACATATCTTCGCGGTCAAGTATTTGTACAACAAGCAGTAACAGATTCATCTGGAGCATTGGACGGTAGCTGGTGACATACGTATATCCAACAGCAACACCTGTTGTCGTTACAGTAACTCCTCCTACACCTGCCAGTGTAGAAGTAACAAATGTCTACGCTGGAGCTCTTAACCAGCCTGAGATTGCCTATCACTTCATTCAACAAACTCCTTCCACGTCATGGATTATCACCCATAATTTAGGTTGGATACCTAACGTT